TGGTTGAAAGAACTATTCGCGAAGCTCGCGCGATGGCAGCCGGAAATGTCACAGCTGACAAGTGGGTTAGGATTCGCGCTTGGATTAGCCGTCACCTTGTGGATTTGGATTCTCCAGCCGCTAGACCTGATTCCCCTGATTATCCTAGTCCTGGCGTAGTCGCGCACTTGCTTTGGGGATCGGGGCCAAGCAAGCGAGCAGCACAACGCGCATTGGCTTATGCCGAAGGTGTAGTCGCTAGACTAGAAGCAGAAAACGAAGGCAGAGCGAAAGGCGAAGCATTGTCAAAAGTTGAAACTCGCGTAAATTCCACGCAGTTTGAGATTCGCGAGGAAGCTGACGGTATGCGTTTCAGCGGTTACGCTGCCGTATTCGACTCACCATCCGAGCCACTTCCATTCATCGAGCGCATCCAGCGCGGAGCTTTCCGCAAGACCTTGCGTTCTCGCAACGATGTCAAGTTTCTTTGGAACCACGATTCTGGTGAGATTCTAGGCTCCACTCGCGCCAAGACACTAACCCTAACCGAAGATGATCGCGGTCTAAGGGTAGAGGGCATTCTGCCAAACACTTCACGCGGTCGCGATGTTGCCGAGCTTCTAAAGCGTGGCGATGTTGACTCAATGTCTTTTGGCTTCTCAGTTCCTGCCGGTGGCGATTCATGGTCATCTGATGGCAACGAGCGCACTCTAAAGTCCGTTCGCCTTCACGAAGTATCCCTAGTCGCTTTCCCTGCCTACCCAGGCACTAAGGGTTTGCAGTCCGTTCGCGGAATTGACAAGGTAGCCGAGCGCGCTGGCGTAGATGCTGACGCACTAGCTGATGCGCTACTAAAGATTGAGGATGGACAGTCAATCACTTCCGAGGAGAAGGAAATGCTGTCACGCGTTATCGGTGACCTATCGCCTGAGTCCGCTGAGTCCCCTGAGGCAAAGCCTGACCTTTCGATTCTCAACCTAAAGAAGAAGAAGCTAGACTTGCTCGCGAAAGGAATTATCTAATGGCAACCAAAGCTGAAATCAAAAAAGCAATCCTTGAGGTTGCAGGTAACCCAGTATCGGGCGCTATTGCCGATCTAGCAGACTCGATGGCAGACGCTGTATTCGCCATTGACAATCCGCCTTCATTGTTGAAGGGCGAGGAAAAAGAATCCCGTGTAACCAAGCCGGCTGAAACGAGGTAATGCTCTCTCCCTCGAGCCGCCAAGAATCAGGATTCTTCCCCACCAGTCTTTTCCCCTTTCTACTGGTGGGGTTTCCTTTTGGTAGAGTTTTAGAACAGGCTCTATCTCCGCGCAGTTAGAGTGAACCCTCATCGCTTTGGTGAGGGTTTGTCTTTATCAAGACCCCTAGACAAATCGTGTCTATGCACACTTGTAGTAAACTAAAAATACGGGTTGTGAGTTAGCTCTACCCTGCTTCAGTTCAGCGTTAGCGCGACTGACTTATCTAACTAACAAGGAGAACAAATGTCCGAGTTCATTACTCGCCAGACTGAAGTTCGCAACAACCTAATCATGCAGGTTCGTGAGGTCATTGACTTCGCTGAGTCTGAGGGTCGCGGACTTGACGCTGAGGAGCTTCGTAAGATCGAAGCTATTGAGGCCGACATCGCTAAGGCTGATGAGGCTATTTCTGTTGCACAGCGCGCTGAGGAGCGCAAGGTTGAGGCATCCGTTGCAGCTAAGGGATTCGTTCCTGCTGTTTCTGAGCGTTCAGCTTCTGACATCCTTCGCGAGGTTGCACAGACCCGTGGCGCACACACTTTCGAGAAGCGCGCTGCTCTAACCCCTTCCACCAACACCGTTCCAAAGTCGTTCTACGACCAGGTATTCGATGTTGCTCGCTTGGCTGGCCCAATGCTAGAGGTATCTGAGGTTATTCAGACCACTTCTGGTGAGGACTTGACCATCCCAACCCTGACCGCTTACAGCACCGCAAGCCTAACCGCTGCTGGTTCCGCTCTAACCGCTTCAGAGCCTACCTACTCAAGCATCACCTTGGGAGCCAAGAAATACGGCTTCCTCATCCAGGCCGCGAACGAACTAGTAGTCGATGCGGGCTTTGACCTAGCATCTCACCTAGCAAACCAGGCTGGAAACGCTATCGGTTACGCAATCAACGACGCTCTAACCAACGGAACTGGAACCACCGTTCCAACTGGTGTGAAGACCGCTGCTGGTTCTGGTATTACCGGTGGAACTGGTGTATCTGGTGCATTCACCGCTGACAACCTGATTGACCTCGCTTACTCGGTTGATGGTGCAGTTCGCCGTCTGCCAGGTGCTGGCTTCATGGCTAACGGTCAGACCATTGGTGTTATGCGCAAGCTCAAGGACACCGCTGGCAACTACCTATACCAGGTTGGCGTTGGATACCCTGACACCTTCGCTGGCTTCCGCGTAGTAGAGAACCCACACCTTCCTGCACTTGGAACTGGTGTTGTAGGTGCTGCACTATTCGGTGACCTAGCTTCTTACAAGGTTCGCCTTGCAGGTGGCATCCAGGTTCAGTCCTCGCAGGATTATGCATTCGCGAACGACCTAACCACTTGGAGATTCATGGTTCGCCTCGATGGAAACTTGACTCACTCAAGCCACATCAAATACTTCAAGGGCGGCGCAAGCTAGTCTTTGAAATAGACCGAAACCCCCTGAGCTTGTAGGTTGGCTTGGGGGGTTTCGCTATACTCTAGGCATGACCTACAAAGCTGCTATTTCTATTGCCTCGAATACCCCAGGCTCACCTACCGGCTATGGCGTTCAGGCGCTACTCGTTGCCGAAAGACTAAAGCGCGATGGTTACGATGTCGCTGCTCTATCGAACTATGGACTTGAAGGCAACATTTCTAAACTTCCGACTAAATTCGGTGACATTCCGCATTACCCTCGCGGTCTAACCCTTTACTCAGGCGATGTCCTAAGACCGCATCACGAACACTTCCTAGCAGGGCGTGACCTGCCAAACAAAATCCTTACGCTTTACGATGCTTGGGTTTACGCCGATGTCCCTGGCATTGACCAGCTCGACTTCTGGTCTTGGACTCCCGTGGATCACATCTCGGTTCCGCCGAAGGTTCTAGCATGGGCTAAGAAGCCGAATGTCAAAACAATCGCCATGTCCCCATTTGGGCAAGAGCAGTTCAAGAAACTAGGCGTTGACTCGACCTACATTCCTCACGCCGTAGATACAGCCGTCTACAAACCAACCGACAACATCGAGGGCTATCCACTAAGGCAATACATGGGTGTTCCCGAGGATGCGTTCTTGGTTGGCATGGTGAGCGCCAACAAAGCCAACGGTTCAATCCACCGCAAGGCTTTCGCTGAGAACCTTCTAGCGTTCGCGCTCTACCGCAAAGAAAACCCAAACAGCTATCTCTACATTCACTCCGAGCCTTCACGCGCTTATGGTGGCTTCCAGCTATCTATCCTCATGAAAGCCGTTGGACTGCCAGAAGATGCCGTGTTGTTCCCCGATCCAGTCAAGCTACGCTACGGCTACACAACCGAGGAGATGGCTGGCATCTATTCATCGCTAGATGTTCTGCTACACGCCAGCTATGGCGAGGGCTTCGGTGTTCCGGCAATCGAGGCTCAGGCTTGCGGAACTCGCGTGATTGGTAGCAACTGGGCAGCGACCCCAGATGTTCTCGGTGAGGACTCATGGCTAGTCGAGGGACAGCCGTTCTGGGATGAGGCTCAGGCTTCTTTCTTTATGATTCCGCTAGTGCCTTCAATCGTCAACGCACTTCGAGAAGCAGACAAGAACCGCGGTCACTCAGAGGCTTCGGTTGAGTTCGCTAAGAAGTTCGATGTCGAGGTTGTCTGGGAGAACTACTGGAAGCCATTCCTAAAGGCTAACTTGTGATTCCAGTTCTCGGGTTCGCAACGGTTCGCAGGTTTGACCTAGCGCAACGCCTACTCGACTCGATAGATTACCCAGTCGAGAATCTGGTCATTATTGACAACTCAGGCAAAAGAGAATTTCAGCCTAGGACTTCAGAATACATTCTGAATACTTGGGTTATTCAAGTGCCTCACGGACTAGGCGCTAATGGTGCTTGGAACCTAATAATCAAGTCAACGCCTCACGCGCCTTACTGGGTTATCCCAAATGACGATTCGCATTTCGCGCCAGGCGCGCTTCAGACGATAGCGGAGAATGTTGACACTAACGCTTTTAATTTCGTGAAGGTAAATCCAAAATGGTCATGTGTCATTCCAACCGAAGGCTCGGTCGGCAAGGCAGGACTATGGGATGAGGTATTCCATCCCGTCTACTTTGATGATGATGACTATGAATGGCGCATGAAGGAACTAGGCGTTCCGTTCCATTACATAGATGCCATAGTTCATCATGACAATAGCTCAAGCATTGACCATGGTCGGAACAACAAAACCTATCTCCGCAATCACTCGGTGTTTGCAAACAAGATGGCAGCTCACGATCTAGGAATTCGCGGATGGTCGCTGAGGGTAAGAAGGGATAACCGATGGGACTAGAAATCTACACCGGCGGAACATTCGACCTTATTCATTCAGGGCATGTCAACTTCCTAGCCAAGTGCGCTCAACTAGGCTCAGTAACCGTTGCACTAAACACCGATGAGTTTATTGAGGCATACAAAGGCAAGCCGCCAGTTATGACTTATGACGAACGCTATGCGGTTCTATCGGAGTTTAGAAGTGTCGCTAGGGTAATCCCAAACATCGGCGGAGTAGATAGCAAGCCGTCTATTTTGGAAGCTAAGCCTGACATTATTGCTATCGGATCGGATTGGGCGCGTAAGGATTACTACAAGCAAATGCAATTCGACCAGAATTGGCTAGACGAAAACGGCATCTCGCTGCTCTACATCCCCTATACAGACGGCATCTCAACAACCGAACTCAAGCGCCGTATCGCTACGAGGTAGAATAATTACATGGCGATTACCAACGGTTACTGCACACTTGCCGAGCTAAAGGCAAGCCTTGACATTACGGATTCTATTGATGACGGAATCCTCGAGCGAGCGATTACTTCCGCATCTCGCGCCATTGACCGTTATTGTGGTCGCAACTTTTACAAAGTAACTACCACTCGACTATTCGCTCCGCGCGATAGCTACATTGTTGACATTGATGACCTAGTATCGCTTACAACGCTCAAATCAACTGACGATGACACTCAGACCTTTGACATCACTTGGAGCGCCTCAGATTACCAACTAGAGCCATTGAACGGTGTTGTAGACGGTATGCCGACGCCTTACACTCGCATCCGTGCCATTGGTAAATACACTTTCCCACTTTTGAACGGTGAGGCTTCAGTTCAGATTGCAGGTGTGTTTGGATTTGACTCCGTTCCAGATGAAGTCAACTACGCAACAATGATTCAGGCATCGAAGCTCTACAAGCGCAAAGATTCGCCACTTGGCGTTATCTCCGGTGAATACGGCGCGATGCGTGTTGGCGTTCGCCTAGATCCGCAGGTATCTGAGCTAGTAGATGCTTACCGCAGGATTAGGGTTGGCTAATGGCTGACATCCAGCTAATCCGCCAAGGGCTTGCAACTAACCTCGCAACCATCTCAGGACTTCGCACTTCGCTAGACATTCCTGATAACCCATCGCCACCAATCGCCATAGTGCAGTTGGTTCGCGCTGAATATCACCAAGACTTCCGCAACGGTATGACCGAATACACCTTCGCCGTTCAGGTGTTGGTTGGTAGACAAGACGATCGCACCGCACAACGGAAGCTAGATGCTTACTGCTCTAGCGATTCTGCCTCGAGTGTCAAGAAGGCGATAGAATCTAATAGGAACCTCGGCGGAAACGCGTTCGATGTCGTGGTTACTGAAATGTCGAGTTACGGAAGTGTTCTCGTAAACGACACAACCTATCTGGCAGCGGAATTCGCTGTCAGAGTGCTTGCAAGCTAATTAGGAGAAAACATGGCAAAGCTAGTTCTCACCGATGTCGTTACCACCATTGGCGGAACCGACTACTCGGCGAACATCAACCAGGTGGAGATTTCTGTTTCCGCCGATGAGGTAGAAACCACCGCTTTCGGTAGCGCATGGAGAACCTCAACCACCGGTCTAAAGTCTGGAACCTTCACCGTATCGTTCCACCAGGACTACGCAGCAGCAGCGATTGACTCAGGACTATGGAACCTATTCGGCTCCGCAGCTACCGTTGTAGTCAAGCCAAACGGAACCGCTGTATCTGCTTCCAACCCAAGCTACACCTTCGTTGTAAATGTCAACAACCTGACCCCAGTTTCGGGTGCTGTTGGTGACCTTGCAGTTTCGAATGTTACCTGGCCTATCTCAGGCGCAGTAGCTCGCGCAACCGCGTAGTAACGAAAGGACAACCTATAAATGAGAATGAATCTCGCAATCGAGATGGCTGACGGAACTACTCAGGAAGTAACCGCAAGCGCCGCTGACATCGTGAAGTTCGAGGAAAAGTTCGACATCTCTATCTCCAAGCTGGAGAAGGAAATGAAGATCACGCACTTGTTCTTCCTCGCTCACTCAGCACTAAAGCGCCAAAAGAAAACTGAGTTGGACTTCGAAGCTTGGCTCGAAACTATCGAGGGAATTGGAACTTCCACCAAAGACCCAAAATAGTAGGGTTAGGGGATTCCTCGGCTCATTGGTATCTAGCGATGCTGGCAGTCGAAACAGGAATTGCACCTAGCCAACTAATGCAAGAGTCCGATCGGATGCTATGGACAATGGGCCGGTATCTGGTTTGGAAAGCCTCGCATCAACAGTAGACCCCTGCCAATCGGTAGGGGTTTTCTGTTTGGTAGACTTTAGGTAGAGGTGTGGCGTGTTCAATGTAAATCCAGTTGTTAGCTCAAATGACATTCGAGCGCTCAACCGTGCGCTACGCCAAATCGAGCCAGGCTTGCTTCGTGAGATGCGAAAAGAAATTAGAAACATCGCTAAGCCGGTAGATCAACAAATCAAGCGCAACATTCCTGACCAAGCACCGATGCGCGGTATGGCTATTGGAAACGGTCGTTTGCGTTGGTTTGGTGACACGAAGCCAGACAAGACAAAGATAAGCACGGCTGTAAGAGCAAGCGGTCGTAGCCTTACAACTCCGCTGGCAAAGATTACGATTATGAGTCCTGCGGCTGGTATGGCTGACATGGCAGGTCGAGTCAACAAGAGCAGACCTATTTCGCGCGAATACAACTACCGACTTCGCGATGGTTCTATCATTCGCCGTAGACACCGTGTTACTACGCAAGGTCAGCAGATGATTGCTAACCTTGGTGGCAAGGCTTCTCGCTACGGTTGGTCAGCGCTAGAGAATCAAATTGGCAAGGTCGTTCGTGAAATTGACCAAGTAGTTACTAAGTATTACAACATCGCAAACAGAGGTATCTAATGGCTGGTGCAGTAAATGT